TAAACCTCCAGTAATACTATCAAAAAGCTCAATACTCGGTGCATTAATTGGTGATTTTTTAATTACCAATATATCGTCCTCACTAAAAGGTCTAGTTAATTTTTCTTTAACTTGAGTTTGTTGATTTTTAATTTCATATTCTATCTTAGTATCTTCATCAGGAAAATTTAAAGAATATTTTTTAAATTTTGGTATATATATTTTGCGCGGCTGATTTAAATTGTCCGTCCAAAACAGCATGTTATCAATAATATTTATACCTGTTATTTTATTATTTTTAGAAAAATTTAAAATACCTGAATTAGTATAAATAGCATCAATGTTTATATTTCCATATGTACCATAATCATATATTATATTTTTAAATACTAATTTATTGTTTTCATCCCGTTTAACAATAGTATTTTTTGGAATAGATATACTTATATTAGGGTCTTCACAAATTAAATCAACATTGCTATTTGTAATTGCTTCTTCATTTATGAGCAAAGGTATTTTTTGTAAATTAAAAGCTTTAATTATAGAAGTTTCTATAAAATTTTCAATTATTAATTCTGAGTCAGCGTTAGAAGTGAGAACAACAGAATCTAATTGCTCTGTTTCAGTACTTTTAGCATCTCTTAATATAGTAACAATTTCTTTTGTTTTTTCATCAAATTCTAACACAACATCAGCAGTATCAGAAGTAACAAACCAATATATTTTATTTTTTAAACCATAAGGAATAGCACCAATAGTAATAGCATTTGTTAGATTTAAATTACTTAATTGTTTATTACCAAGTAAATTTTCTATAGCGCCAACATCCGAACCCTCTGATGATGAAATTTGAATATTTAAAGCATCAGCGTATTCACCATTAGGTACAAGTCTATCGTCTAGGTCTTTATTCATTCTACCCGACGTAAAAGTATGCTTTAGTTCTGCCATTAGTGTTTAATTTGTTTAGATTTACCTCTCATTACCTGAGTAAGATCTTCTATATTTATATTAGCTAATCTAAGTTTAGCTGAACGCATAGCTGCTTTCTTTTCTTTTTTTAGTCTATTTATTTGATATTCAGGAATATTAGCTTTGGCAGACATAATACCTAAAGCAATAGACTTATACATTGCTTCTTCGGCAAACTTATGAACCTGCATATCTTCATCGGTATTTAAGCCGTCTGAAACATATTTTATAATAATAATTTTATTTTTTACACCGCTGCTAAATGATATAACGCCTCTTGGTTGATCAATTATAAATGTATCATTTTTATTTGCGTTAGCAGGATCTATACCATATCTTTTTCCGTAATCAACATTGTATCCATACCCTTCTTCTAAATAAGTAATATCCGATGCATCTGCTGTGTTATAAGAATTATTTTTTTGCCCTTTAAATCTTTTTGAAGCCTCTGACTCTTTGCCTATTAAAACATTTCCTTTATTGTCATACAAATAATTATAGTCATTGTCCTGTAAATAAGGCGTAGGTGCTGATGTATTCTGGCTAGGCTTTAAAGGTCTTTCCCTACCAGAGTTATCTAGGCATGTTACTCTCACGTAATTTACAAAATCATGAGGTAACGGAATGGACATTGAAGGAGGTATTTCTACTTCAATAGATTTTACATTATTAATAGTATCATAGCTAAGCTCTTGCAAAGTTCTTTGAGCATGGTAAGACACCTCTGTTCTTTTTGCTGACTTTATAATTTTATCATCGCCAACATACGAAACTAAAAAGTTACTTATTATATCATCTATTGTAACAAATTGATAGTAGCCTTGATTCTTACTATTATAGTAGTCTTTTTGTGTATATTGTGCTAAAGCCATCTATTATGATTTTTCTTTTTGAACTTTTACATTATCTTTCTGTTCTGCTATTTGACTAATCTCGGGTTGTTTAATAACAAGACCAGCATAACTTAATATTTTGTACACTACGGTTGTTTCATCTGAATCGTGTAATTCAAAATTAGTCGCTGCTGATGAGTCATATTTAGCAACATCACTTATTTCAACATATCCCCAAACAACTTGTGCGGGATTTTTTATGTAAGTGCAAGACAAACTGGTTATATCTATTGGGTACACTGTAAGTTCATTGCCATTTCTAATATAAACAGGTTTTTTAGTATCAGGCTTAGTTAGCTTAGATGCATTAATGTGCAAAAAATCATTTTGGTCAATGCCATCTAACTCTGTCGTATTGTTATAATAAACAGTTCCTAGCCTATATAAATTTGAGGGTAATGTAAAAACAGAATTTGCTTTTATAAGTGAAGATGTTGTTCGAAATAAATTAATTTTTTCTTTTATATTATTTACAATATTAGCGTATTCATTAGTAATCTCACCAGCTCTATTAAACTGATTAAGATCGTAAAAATATTGCTCAAAAACTTCTAATTGAGCTTGATTTGCTAAAAGGTTGTATTCTTGCGGAGTCATATAACCTCTATTCTCTTTATTAAGAATGGCTTGTACTCTTTGGTATACCGTATCTACGCTTATTGCCATAATTTTGTATTTATAATGATAAGGGCCACCTAAGTGACCCTATCACTACAGTGGTTTATTTTAATTTTTTTTCTATTGATTTATAAACCTCAACACCTTCGTCTGTTTTTAAATACGATGCAAAAGCACTGTATGGATTTTCTTCAAAAGGTACTGACATTAACTTTTTATTATTAGCTGCCCAATGAAATGATTTTTGATCACCCGATAAATTAATAATACCGCCTTCAACTGCTTTAATTGCAAAGTTTCTTAGCTGTACATTATCATCGTCTACTAATGAAAGAAAAGTTGCAGGGCCTCTTTTTGCAAATAACAACAAGTCTCTTCTAATTTCTGAAGAAGTCATTTTTGATACCCCTGAGCCTTGCTCAACTCTTAAAACAGCTTCTGCGTGTTCTACATCTAAATCACGCGCTAAATTAAGTGCTGTAATTTCAAGTTCAAGATCTTGTAAATCATCTTTAGCTTCGGCAACTGCATCAGCCTCATAATAAGTTAAATTTCTTTGAGGATGATATAATGATAATAATTTTTGTAAAGCTTGATCAGCTTTTGGTACAAACAATGAACCATTTTTAAAAACAATATGCTTTAAAGTTGAAAAACCATTCTGCTCATCTTTAAACGGTGAGTTCTGGTTTGAAGCATATCTTAATTCTCTACTTATACTTTCTTTTTCATCCCACCACATTAAAGGGTTTCTGCTATGATGCTTTGATGCAAGGGTAAAAGTAATAGGCGCTTTATTGCCCATTAAAATATAAGTTCTATTCTTAATTTCCCACTCATTTTTCTTTTGAATAGGTTTTATTGGTTGTGGTGTTTCAATCACCTGTGCCGCAGGAGCCTTTGAGGCTTCTACAGCTTCTTTTTTCTTAGCCATAATATAATATAATAAAATTGATAAAAAGTAAAGATAGAGGCGCCTTAAAGACGCCCCATCCTTACATTAGTAATTATGCTTGCGCAACAGACTTAAACAATGTAAAGTTGTTAGCACCTTGAACACATAAACATCTTTCAGACAAGAAATGTACATTCATTTCATCTTTTTCTGATGTGTAAACTCCACCTACAGATCCAGTGATCCAAGATTTCATTTTACGGTCATCAGCTTCAGAAGCTCTGTAGCGTACGTGTAGGAAAGGACGCTTAATGTTCTTACCTAGTTGCTGATCGTATACAGTTGAAGTACCAGCAGGTACCATTATACCATCAATATCTTCAGTAAGACCACGTGTTGCGGCATCATTTAAGTATTTCCAGTCAGTTTTGTAGAAATCGTAAGATCCTCTACGAAAACCGCTAAATCCTAAGTTTAGAGCCATATCTTCACTGTTGTTAAATACTCCGAAAGAAGATCCTCCGTTATAGTGAGCATTTACAGCACCTAGCATATCATCAAAAGCCAATGCAGTTGCACGGTTTAAGAATAACATGTTTTCTTCAATAGCACCTTGCTTGTCAAGATTTTTAAGAATTTCATCAAAGTCTTGAAGAGCAGTTCTAGTTGTATCACCTGTTAGTGCAGCTTCACCTGAATTAAAGTTTTGATAGATATTTCCTCTGCTTTCAATTGCAGCAAAAAGACCTTCAGTTCCTTTATATCCTTGATCGTTAGCTTCAGATCCATTACCAGCAGTAGCAGCTAATTCGCCTTCAACCATTGACATTTCAAGATAGTCTTCAAAACGTAAACGAGTTTCATGCTCCGACTTTAAGTACCATAGATATCCAGAAGCACCGTTTTCAGTGGTTACTTCAACCCATCCAATTTGCGCAGTATCAGAACCAGAAATAGAATATTTATCTTTAATGATAATAGGTGAATTGCTAAATTGTTGGAAACCAGCATCAACAGATCCAGTCATTCCATCAGTACCTTTGGCAAATTCAGAACCGTAAACAAATACTTTTACAGCAACAGCGGCACCGGTTGATAAACCAGCAGCGTCTAGTGTTTGCTCAGCATAAGGAGCAACTGTAAATGTATCTGTAGTTACAGAGAGTACTACAGCTTTTACCGTTACAAGTCCTTCAGCAACAGCAACAGTCTGTCCAGCGCGCACAGCGTGTCCAGCTTCTGTAATTACATTAGTTCCTGTATTAGCAGCAGCAGCATCATAAGCGATGTGTAGTCTTCCTTGCTCTGACCAAATAACTTGATCTGAAGCAGAAGGAATTTCAGCTCCTACCATGCGTAAGAAAGAAGAAACAGAGCGATTTCCGTAGCGCTCAACTTCTTTTTCGTATACGTCCGGTAGAAATTGTTGTGTAAATGTTCCGCCTCCTGTGGCAGAATCGAATGTTAGGTAATTTGTACCAAACAAATTTTTAGTTGGGGCAGGCGTTAATCCAGCTGGAAACGCACCGCCTGTTGAAAATAATCCCATTTTTAAATAATCTTAGTTTTGTTATTGTTTCATTTTAATTCTTAAACGACTAAAATCATCTCCACTAACTGCTTTAACTTGCATTCCCCCTGTTGTTGTAACATTTTGGTGTGTACCACGGGGATTCATATCTATGTTCTTAGATTTAGCCATACTGTTTTTAACAGCATCAGCTTTACCTTGCTCATAAAAATGATTTGCAATTGCATCAGCGTTCATAGCTGTAAATAAAGCTTTGTGATAACCCGCTGCATCTTTCATATTATTTTTGTCATCAACAAATCTGCTGACTAATGAATTAATATCAGATTGGGATTCCTGCACATTATTTACATCTTTTACTTTAAATCTATATTTGTTTTCTCCAACTTTATATTCAAAACCTTTGAAATCGTTGGCAAACAAGTCACTTGTTTTTTGTTCAAATATAGACCGCTGCTGTTGAGATGTTTCTTTCGTTTGTTTATAATCATCATAAAACTGAACCGCTTCTTTCTGTTGTGGAGTTAACTTTGAGCTTAACTTAAGATCATTGTAATATTTACTCTTTAAATTAGTTAGAGTTGATTTAGCTTCTGCGATAGATTCTTTTAATGCTAGTTTTTTTCTTCTAATACCTCTTTCATCATCTGTATCTTCATCATATGAAAAAGAGTCTTCGATTAAAAAACTTATTTCTTCCTCATTTAAGTGAGGTTTTGACTGCCTATAGTGCTCTCTTAAAACATCCATATCATCCATATTGGAGTAATCTTTATTTAGATTAACATAATCTTCAAGATTTCCTCCAGTTTCTTTCATAAAATCAACAAGCTTGTTTACATTTTCAGGTAACTCATTGACTTCTTGATTATTATTTACGTCTTCTGACTCCTCTTTAAGCTTATTAGGAATATCTTTTATCTTATCCGCTAATGTTGCTTCTTTTACTACCTCTTTTTCGTCTTGTATGAGTTCGAGCACCTCATTTTCATTGTCAATGGTGTTGCTCTCTCCGGAAGGCTCTTCATTTGTTTTTTCGGGGTTTTGTTCTTGTACTTCTCCGCTAGCTTCGGATTGGTCGCGTACAGAAACCTCATCTGTGCTTTGCTCTTGAACGGCATCGTCGTTTTGGTTTAAGTTTCTTAAATCTACTTTAATCACTCCGTCGTCATCAACGGATACGTTGCTGGGCCTTTCCGGTTCTTTAGCAACAGTTTGTTTTTCTTCTGTTTGTTGTTCAACAGCTGCTTGCGCTGTTTCTTCAACTTGGTTTGTTTCTTCTGCCATGATATAATATTATAAAATTAACGGGGTTCAAATGATTCTAAGTTAAAGCCGCTCCCCATGGTGTCATTACCAGCTGACTCAAACTCTTGTTCTCCTTTTTTATCTTTTCTTTGTTCAATAAGTTTAGATTGTTGTGAAGCTTGTATTCTAGTTCTTTCGTCCTTGCGATCCTCTTTATATTGTTCTTTATTATTATATACTTCACCTTCTTTATCTTTCAATGCAATATTAAGATCAAACTCAAATCGCATAAGTTCTTTCTTAAGTTCTTTTTCATTTTGCATTTTTTGCATTTCAAGATCTGCTTCAATCTGCACAAGCTCTGCTTTTTGTTGTGTAATAGATTGATTCTTTTTAATTTCCATTTCAGCGGCTACCTGAGTATTTTGAGAATTAGCGTTTGCTTGAGCCTCAATGTTTTGCTGTTGCCTTGCTTGATCTTGTTCTAGCTTTTTACGTCTTCTAACTTTTAATAATTGATTAGCTAGCTTTATATTTTTTATTTCCCTAATATCAATAGCATCTTCTAAATAAACTTGGTCTTTAGCTAAAGCTTGCTGAATATTATTTTCAAGCATTTGTTTTTCTTCTTCGTCGGGAGATAACTCAATGAATATGCCAAAGTCATGTAGATGCATATTTTTAATATCGTCCAAAGTAGCCACATTAAATCTACCAATGCTTGATATAAACGCATCTCTAGTCGGAGAGTATTCTAATACATCTGATATTCTTAAGCTTACAGCTTCCGCTGTTTTAGCAGCTAAATATAAACTTGACTGTAATATATGTCTTGTAGCTGTATTTGAATTAGCAGCCGCAAGTTTTTGTACACCAACTAAAGCGTTTTTATCTGGCAAAGATCCATCACGAGCTTCATTTAAACCGGTTACGTCACGTATCATTTGCAAATAATAATTATAAGTATTAATAAGTGAACCTATTTTATTATTACCCCCATTAGATGTAAGTTCTTGTATCGGCATACGACCCGGGTTCATATCGCCTTCTTGTGTCATTGATCTACCAATAACGGAACCTGTTTGAAAGAACATATTTAATGCTTCCTGCGGATTGTAATTTGTACCGTTACCTAAATCAATTTCAGCTAAGCCATCAGCATCTAAATAAACCCCGTCAGGTATCATCCTTGCTAGTACCTGCTGTAGCTTTAAATGCGTAAGTTGTATCATATCAGCAAACCCAGTAATTCTACTTACTAATGATTCAATACGACCTTTATATATTCTAGGGGCTACAACATTATAGTTTAACATAACTTTTGTTGTATCACTTTTAGGGCGAACCATATTTTTTGCAATCTCCCATTTAAGTAAATACTGGGTTCCTAAAACAAAAGCGCCATCATATACAACCTCAATTGATCTTGACTCTTTACTAAATAAAGATCTATCATCTTTTGGTGGGTTAAATTGATCGCTTTTAGGTATTGCTTTATCGGCACCAGTTGCAGTCTTCTTTATTTTGAATACTTCGTTATTATATGTTTTGTAATTAAAATACAGTATTTGTATTGTATTAGCATCTAATACAGAGTCTTCGTTTATATATCTATTGTGTGATGCTGAGGTTTGAGTTCCTTGCTTTGATAAATTCACAAGGTCTTCATCGGTTAAATGAGGAAATTGTTGCTTTAACTCATTGATTGTTACTGACTTAACTTCCCCTACATAATATATGTCATCAAAATACGGCGAATGAGTATAAGAATAAACTAAATCAGAAGGATCAACATACTTTAATTTTATGCCCTCAGAGTTAGTGAATTCGTTTTTAACACTACCAATACCTATAACAGCTAAGTCATAATTAATACGACGTTGAGTTAAGTCATAGTTATTGGAATTAAATATAGAGTTTATTGCTTGCTCTTCTGCTATTTCAATAGCTTGCTTGTATTCTAGTTGCATATGCAATGCTAGCTCATCTTCGTTTTCAGGTAAGCTGTCTCTATCGTTGCTATACACATTAAAACCAAGTTGTTGTTGAATTTGATCAGATATTTCTTTTGATTGCATATCTTCTAATACAGATTCAACGTAGTCTGTTCTTTGTTTTACAGAAGAAGGATCTTGAGAAAAAGCTTTAATATCGTAAAGTCTATCAGACATTCCATTAACAACTATATCAACAAACTTTGGAATAATTGGTACTGGTTTCCAGTCTAAATTAAGATATGATAAATCACCATTAATAGATAATTCATCTTTATATTTTTTTACTGATTGTTCTCCTCTTGCATATAATCGAAGACGATGATACTCATCTCTATTAGAGTAAAATCGCGTTGCGCCACTATCTCTTTTGAACCACTCGTGTTCAATAGCACGTGCGACTTTTAAACCATACTCCTCGGTTGCTTTCTCTACGTCAGATGCTATCTGACTAGGAAATGAGCTTTTTAATAATGTTTCTGCCATGCTATTGTATTATTTGCGACTGCAATCCTTTATTATTAAATCTAGAAAATTTTAAATTTACGTTTTGTTTTTCAACTTTTGGTCTTGGGTGATACAAATGTCTATTACAAGCCATTATTGCTAACCCTGAACTTATAGTTGCATCAAATTTTGTTCTTTTATTTATATCAAACTTAGCCCAGTCGTTAAGTGTTCTATTAAAATATATATTACCACCTCCGTCTTCATTCACTCCTACATATTTATTTATGTAAGTTTCAATGGCTGCAGCATGAGCTTGTTTAATATCTTCAGATGAATTGGGAATTCCACCAATTTCTTTTTCTGTTACTGATAGTTTATTCCAAATTTTATCTGGTCTGTTCATTGCAAAGCCTCTGTAACCTCTTCTTTTTAAATGATATAAAAGTCTTGGTTTATTGTTTTCTGCTAGTAATGGCATTCCGTAATAAACAATAGCCATAAGAACATCTTCAAAAAACATTTCGGCTGTTTGGGGGCGGGCAATATATTCTAAAAAAAACGTATTAGGCGGGGCATCCTCCATACTAAATTTTGTTAACCCGTGTAAAGATCCCTTAGATCCTTGTCCATCAGTTGTTCCTGATATATCGTAAGAGTCACATCCAAATGTTCCCATGTGCTCATTGCCTGGATATTTAGCACCTCCTTTGTTTATTACATTGTTTTCGAGGTTTTTAGGTGGTGTCCATGAGACTAAAAATCTACCCGATCTATTTGGGGTAAACATTACCTTTGTATCTTTAACACCATTTTCCCAACTAAAACTACCTCTGGTTACAAAGCCTTGTCTTTCAAGATCTTCATTATAGTCTATTTGTTCGTATATTTTACTTAAATTAAAAATACTATTTTTTGCTTCGTCACGGAATGCGTGCTCTTCCGTTCTAGGAAATTGTCTATAATATTCATTTAAACTATCAGAATCGTGCTTTAATCCCTCTACTTCGTTATGCCAAAAATCTATTACTCCTGTATCAATCTCGTATCCATTGTTGTCAACAGTGGGGTTTGTTGGCGTATTAAATACAGGGTGTCCATAAGTATCAATGTATCCTTCGTAGTTCCATTCCATAGGTATGAACAAAGAATATAATCCTGAGCTAGTCTGGCCATTCTTATTTCGTCTTGTGACGTCTGAGTCATAATATAGCTTTTTAAAGTTTTCACCTCCTTTATCTAAAGAATTTGAAGTAGACCCCATCATACATTTACCTATAATACGACTACCAAGCCTTAATGTTGTTTTTGTTACACGCCAGTTATTTAATATATTATCAGGTCTTTCCCATTTGCCTGATTCGTCATGCACTAGCAATCTTAATTTTTCGCCATCATAACTGTTGTCCCCTGTATTTTTCCAGTCAATAGTTGTATCTAATCCTTCTAATATTTGTCTTTCGTTAGTTTCAGTAATTGACTTACGGGTGAGTTTACTTGCGGGCACTCTGTATGCCAATTCTGTTTTTGGCCGATCCATTCCGTCTTGTATTGGTTTGAAAAAAAAGGGATAGTTGACGGATATTGGTACCACCTTGTCTGTAAACATTTTTTTAGCATCAGCACCAGATTTGGACAATATCCCAAACCGTGCGTCTGTAGTAATTGTTGCTTGAGCAACGGCTTCTGCTGAAGACATAAAGGAAAAACCAGATCTTCTGTTTTTAAGATAACACATTCCATAAGACCTGACGTCCGCTTTACAAGCTTCCCAGAAGATATAGAAAATTCTATTAGCTTCCCTGTAGTCTGGCTTCCCAACATCAATTTTGGTGTGCTGCAAGTACATATAATGAGAACCAGTGATATAGGTAGCAATATTTTTATTATAAAACCAATAACCTTGATCACGCCTAGTAAATTCCCTGTCAATATATGCATACCATTTATTTTTAAAAGAATCAGGATATGACTCCCAATCAAATATAGTATTTATTTGTTTTAATTCTTTTGGATATATATGGGCTTCCCATTTGTCATTAGTATTATCAGTGGTTTTAGGCTTAGATGGAAGTGCTATTGCTAAATTTTGTATTTCAACAACATCTCCAATTGTACCATCTTTGCTAATGACTATAACATCAAATTCCTTATTATATCCATATGCCCATTTTTTATATCTGTTATTTTTTTTAATAACATTTTCTTTAATAGGCTTTATTACTTTTATCAGCGTTTGTTCGTGCATTATTTAGATCTTTTTTCAGCAAACCCTCCAAAGCTTTTTTTACTTTCTGTTGGCTTATCATCCATAATGTTTTTTTCTGCTTCTATACGTGATAGTATTTCAAAAGCATCGAATATTGCTAGTTTTTTAGTGGCTGCCGCATTTTTTAATCTATCTGCAGCTAACTCATCTTCCGCCCCGTCTGCAATTATTTCTTCTTCAGCTACTCTAATGAGTTCATGTACCGCTTTATATCCAGCTTGGATTATACTCGATTTCAGTTCCTTTTCTGTCATATTTAATTGCTATTGAATTTATAGGTACTCTATATAATTTTTCGTTGTCAATAACGAACTCATATTCGCTATTTGGTGTAAAGCCTACTAAATTATCTTCTGAAAGATTAAAGCTTCTTAAATGGCTCCCTAGATACTTTAAAACACCTATTAATGGCTTTTCTTTTTGTTCGCTAAGCTTTTTATTTTCAACTATTGGCTTCACAAAACAATAATTTTCCGGAGTGTACCATTTATTATTTCTTTTATATAAAAATATTTGATCTATATAACAAAAAAATAAATCGTCCTTAAAATAATTGCTACTATCGGTAGCTTTTCCCTGCATATTATAATACCTTCTAAATGTATTATGATGCACAATAACTTCATCACCTTTTTGCAACGTAGAATTGTTTACAGGAGTTTCTACAACAACACCCACTCTATTTACAAATTTATGGTCTTCTATAGATGTATTCAAAATTAAATTAGAGTCACCTATTTTTTTATTATTAGTATATCTACCATTAATAGGCTTTATAATATAAGCGTGTAAATGCTTCATTAATATTGTAAATTATATTCAATTGCTACAGCCATATTTTTATTAAAAGATTTCCAAGGTAAGACCTCCTCATTTTTCATTATAAAAATATTATATTTATCTTTTTCTTCAATAATTTCTGTAATCGTATGTCCCCCAAAAACTTCCTGCCCTATGCTATAGTGCATTGCATCATTTTTGTAATCTCGACCAATACTAATCTTTCTTATTAGATTCATTTTTAATTTTTTTAAAACTACCGTCTTTAATGTCTATGCTCACATCCCCATATGTTTCTTGTAGTTCTGATTTAAATTTATTCAACTCTTGGTTTAATATATCGTATTTATGTAGCAGCACATGTTTTTGCGTTTCTAACACTCCTACTTGCTCTTGAGTTGTTTTAATAATTGTCGCTAAATTTTGAAGCTTAGCTAGCTCTTCTGTTTTAATTTGTTTTTTCATTGTATAAAATTTAAGTAAATATAGTTATTTATTATGTATTTTTATCTGTGTGCAAATGCCATATATATGTATTTGCCTGCGTTTGTATTTATACTACCACCATATTGTGCGGATGTAAAACTAAATCCATCACTATCAACGGTAACAGATGTTGTTGATCCTCCTTGAGAGTCACTTGATGGGTCGTTAGGATAGAGTATTAAACTCATTGTACCATCTTGATCTCTTTTATTATCAAATATTGACCAATAATTACCAGAATCTATTCTTCTAATTAATATCCAACCAGGCTCAAATCCTAAATATACACTCAATCCTGCACTTCCTTTTCCAGTATACGAACCTATTTTACTATAGCCCGGAACAGAATGCCAAGAATAATAAATATGTTTATTGTTAACTCGGTTTGGTGATCCGCCACCATTCAAAGTAAAAAGGGTGCTTGAAGGAGCAACACTATTCCACACGGCTTGAGTATTGTAAACAACTGGAACATTACTTCCATCATTCAATTTTAAATATTTGTATTCACCTGCATTGTCCGTGCCATAGTCTTTGTGCCAAGTAAACCAATCCTCATCTGATCCATCATATTTCTTAGCTATAACAAATTCAGGCGGTTTTGAAAGACCGTGAGGTACTGTATCACCAGCTGTACTAGTTCCTATAAGATTCATTATGCTAAATCCATTATCTCTATTAGCATTAATACCAAGTGGTGTTATTGTACCTGTATCTAAACTTAAACCAGAAGCCTTATGACTGAATGTTCTAGCTTTGTTTTCGTAAATGTTATAGGCAAAGTGGCTACCTTTTTTATAAATAATATTGGTCTCTGTACCGTGATAATTATTTGATAAATCAATAGCATCTCCGTTTAATCTATATGTTGCTATACACGATGCATCCCCTAGTACTTGTAATGTGTCTACGGTAGCTTTAGTTTCATTATATAAGGTTTTTACTTCGGTGGGGCTAATTGCCTTGTTAAACATTCTTACTTGGTCTATATCTCCATTAAAAGTTGATGAATGAGATATATTACCAAACATTCCTATAAAAATACTTCTTGTATTTGCAGTCAAAGAATTACCACTTGCGGTTCCTACTTGACTTCCGTTTACATATCCAATTATATTACCTGAAGAATCAGTAGTAACGACAATGTGTGTCCAAGTGTCTATATAATTGCTAAGAGTTGCAATGTTTTGACTTCCTGTTCCTCCGACTGCTGCTCTTAATACATTTGAACTGCTTATATTTATTTGAA